CCTGGCTGAACATGGTGGCAACGTCGAGGATGCCGTCTTTGACGCTATTGTCGGCCCCCCGGATGTTCTCCACCTCGCCCCGGCCCGACCTCCGGCATTCTGTGATGAACGCCGCCGCCGAGGGGTCACAGAGGATATCCGGATAGATCGGGCGACCTTGCCACCTACAAAGCTGCACCAGATCCTCGATGTACTCGGTTGGGGCCTTCTGGCGGCCTCGGTGCTCTTTCGGATCATAATAGTACTCTCGGACGAGCCACCATCCTAGGCGGCCTTCGTGGCGAGCCAGGCCATAGAGCCCGGCGGCGAAAGCGTCGGAAGTGCCGTAATCGATGGAAACGACCCACTCGATGAACTCGCGGGGGCAGTCTCTTGCGTCCACCACGTAGCCGCCGCCGACATCGGGCCGGAAGAAATCCCAGATACGGCCCTCAGCGATCGCCCACAAGCCGAGGATATATCGGCTATGCCAAACCGTGCCCTCGGGATATTCGGCTTTAAGACTGGCTTTGTATTGCTCAGTCAATCCAGGGTTATCCTCGAGCTCAAACTTCCAGGCCCTTAGACCCCCGAGACCGGGCTGGTTAAGCCTCTCCTGAGCTTCAGGCGCGAGGTAGTCGCGCCAGACATAATGATCCTCATCCTCGGGATTCGTGGTGAAGAGACCCACCGCGTCGGGCGTCGAAAGCCTGGATAGGAGCATCTTGACGACGTTCTCGGGATAGGTCGTGAACTCGTCGCAATAGGCATCTGTGGCCGTCGGCCCCCGGAGCTTCCGTTCCTGAGCTTTGGAACTCGCCGATCTGAGCTTGCACTTCACGCCGAAAATGTAGCACTCGCGCCATCCTGTCGTATAATCGACGGCGGCTGGGAGAAGATCCTCGAGGGGATTGATGACATTATCTCGCAAAGTGTCAAGAGTCTGGCCCAACATGAACGGCTTGGAAAAAGGTCTCGTTGCCATGCGGTTGAGCCAGAAGATATTCGCGGTGACGGTCTTCGAGGACCGCACTGCCCCCCACATGATATTGAGCCTTCGAGGAGGAGTAAGGAGGAAATCCCGGCTCTTCCCGGAAGGCAAAAAGAGGTCCTCGCCCTTGATCCAGTTCTCCTTTTGGGCCAGCTTCCTCAAGCATTCGAAAATAAGCCCCTGTTCTGGGTCTGGCAAAGCTTTGGAGAGGATCGGATAGAGCGGGTCGTCCTGGAGTCTGACAGGGGCCTCGACGATCGACATGAACGACCGCATCAAGGCCCGAGGGTCGATCTCCTCCTGGCCCGTCTCGGTCGTGGCGATGACTTGAGGAGATCGCATTGAAGCTTTCCATTTATATAGCTGAGATCGATAAGCCGCGACGCTGCTCATTCTTTGCCTCGCATCGCCTTGAACTCTTCGAATTCCTTCTTAAATTTCTCAAATTCTGCCTTTTCCCATTCAAATTTTTCACGAGCGAGCTTTGCCATTTCTCTGGTATGTGCTTCGGACCAGTGATCGGGATTCTTGCGAGCCAGATACCAAGCTGCCCATTTTGGATCGTCTTTTGCGGCTTTGGTTATCACTTGAACCCTGATAATTTCAGCCTGTGCCTCCGCACGCTCAAATGCGTATGATAATTCAACGAATATTGATTCTGATTGCCGAATTTTATACCTCGGATTTTTGGCTACTCGGTCCCTTTCGGCCCGCCCCCGGCGGAGCCAATCATAAAATGCTGGCTTTTTTATATTGAGTTGCGCTAAGGCAGTCTCCACATAATTGCCAGCCCGGACTAGATCGCATATATCGTTAATTTTTTCTTGGGTTAACGTGATGGGCGCACCGGCTGGCATTATTTTACCTCACTTAAAATGTTATTTTTAATATGTTCTGCAATAGCAGCCATGAATAGGGGTGGAACACAGTTTCCTATTCTATCTGCCCCATTATTTAACGCATCTATAAAATAGAAGCCATCTGGAAAGGAAGATAACCTAGCAATCTCACGTACAGATAATGCTCTGTGCTCAGTGGGATGAATATGAGAGCTACTAACATAAAGAGGAATACCACCTATGCCTGATGTGGTTATTGTCGGTGATGGTTTATTATTACACAATCTTACAAATTGACAATTTGGTCTTGGAAGTTTCCCCCCCTGCTTAACGCCTGGAACAAATTTAATCCATTTTGTATCGCGTTCCCACTCATCTACCCATACATGATTTAAATTTTCATCCGGAATTTTAGATAAATCTGATATTGCATTATATACGGTATATATAATTGATTTAGCATTAGGATGACTTGGATTAATATTTAGATCTGATCTGACTCCAATAAAAATCATACGTTGCCGTGACTGAGGTACATTAAAATACATTGCATTCATTAATCTAGCTGAAACATTATAACCGGAGGCCTTGAGTTCTCGCATGATTTCAGCAAAAACTAGTTTCATTTTACCTTTAACCATACCAGAAACGTTTTCCATCACAAAGACTTTTGGCTGAAGTCCCCGAAGAAGCCGAACGTATTCTCTGAATAGCTGGTTTCGATCATCATCTAAGCACCTTTTACCAGCAGTCGAGAACCCCTGACAGGGCGGCGACCCATCTAAAACGTCTAATTCGCTTGGCTTTAATCCTGTGACCTTTAAGGCTTCTTCAACCGATAACTTAGCAATGTCACCATGATAAACCGGAACTCCAGGAAAATTAAGTCTAAATGTCTCAACTGCATTGTTATTCCATTCTACGGCCAGAAGTTCCTTGAATCCTGCTATAGAATAGCCAAGAGACGACCCGCCACATCCGGCAAACGTGCTTATCACAGTAGGCGCGTCTTTGGATCGTGGCGCAAGATGTTTTTGCCAGGCATCGTTTAAGATGGCCTGATAATCTACTTTGGCCATTTATGGCCACACTCCGGACATTCTATGAATTCAACATCATCTGCGCAAGATTCATCATATTCTTTAAATTCAACATCTGGAATAGAACCATCACCTTCAATTAGAAGGTCTTTCAAATTGCTCTCAGGAATTCCGAAAAGTTCTAAATCTATCTCGCCTTCAAACTCCAGCATCTTAGCGACGGCAACTTCAGAATCCCATTCCGCGAGTTCAGCGATCTGGTTATCTGCCTGAAGATCTGCCCACTCCTCGGCTTCGGTGGCATATTCTTGCCAATCTACCGGAACCTCGTCAACGTCCAGTGCCTCAGCGGCCATAAGCCGCCCGTGCCCCTTCACAATGAATCCCGACCGCCGAGACATGACGATCGGAGATCGCCAGCCCTGGGCCTTGATGATCTTAGCCAACAGCCGGATCTGCTCAGGAGGATGCCGATTTGGATTATTGGGGTTGGGTACTGCCTTTTTTATAGGCACGATTTCATTAAAAGAGCAATAGATGGGTATACCGGATGCGTCCATTATACCACCCCGGAAGCCAGCAGAGAGACTCGAACTCCCATACTCGCCTTACAAGGGCGGCGTTCTAGCCATTGAATTATGCTGGCAGAATAAAAACAGTCTCCGCTCATCATGTGCTTATCTTATCTGGCCGATTGTATATAAACTTATCCTTATGGTACTGTAAGGATAAGTTAACCGTCAACTATATATGTAAGTACGTACATACATACGTATCAGGGGTGAAAGAACATGAAACACGAAACTAGCTTGAAACTCGAAGTCCTGAAACGCCAGATGAAAGCCGCTGTCAGATACTATGCCCGCCGAGCTTTTCGAGCGGTCTGGTATCCGCTCTGCGATGCAAGCGAGACGGTCGACCATTTCGACAGCCATGCTAGGGTGTGGCGGGCGAGGAGGCGGCACTGATGGCCTCTTCTGAGATCGTCGTGAATGCCAGTGGGGTCAACAATGACTCCCTGGATTGGCTGATGAAGGATGAAAAGGGATACTTCATCACGCAACAGAGGAATAAATCCGATAGTTTGCCCCATCACCATCGAGTGAGTACCAAGTTCGCGGAGAAGGTGATAGGGGCAGCGGAGATCGACATGCAAAAGGCATGGAGTATGATGGAGGAGCATGTCGCACAAGTCATCTGACCCGATGGTCACGAAGTCGGTGAACATTCGAGCATCGTCACGACCGGGGGATGGGATCGAGAGGAGGTCCTGGCCTTCCTGGGATCGCTGAAAGTGGAAAAAACGAGCCCGTAACTCCTGGGGTTCGGGCTCCATTCCATGTTTATAAAAATGTGCTTATGCCTTTGCCACCTGCGCTTTTTCGAGATTTTCCACTCTGACTTTTAGGGCCTCGTTTTCTGCGAGAAGTTGCTGCGCCGCCGTGGTGAGGACGGAGAGCATCGCTCCGATATCTCGGCCGGGAGCCTCTTCGTATCTGTCCGATTTGATGACGGTCTCGGTGATGGTCTCGGTGACGACCTCGCCGGTGATCTCGTCGATGATCTCTTTGCCCTTTCCATCGAGGATCGGGACCTTTTTTTGGACTTCGACCTCCTCGAAGATCGGCTTGCGGTAGGACCGGCGGGCGAACTCGGGGAGCGTGGCGTGGTCGATATGGCCGTTGCCGTCGTCCTGGATGGCCTTGATAGCGGCCAGGGCGTCGCCTACGAAGGCCGGGGTCCGGTCGGTGAACGTGAGGGCCGAACAGTCGCCGACGACGTAGAGGTTGTTGTCTCCGGGGTCGCTGTCGGCGCCGACGTTGACTCCGCCGTTGACTGCGAGCTTTGCCGCTTGCGTCACCGTCCCGACACCGACAGCTCCGGTGTTCGATATAACAACCAGGTCGTCGCCAGTGCCAATACTGCCATATCGGAGGAGCATCCCCCCCGCGGCGTTGATAATGCGATTCCATTGATATGGCCCAGACGTCCGCAATTGGACGATCGCGGAATTTGTATGGTCGGAGCCCTCCACGTGTACTCTGCCAACGGGCGACGCTGCCCCGAACCCGGCCCATCCTCTTGAGACGATGTGGATGCCATCACCTGCATTGTCCAGTAGGTCGAGACCATCCCCATCTATGGCGCGGAGACCGGACAGCGATAGCACCCCAGCCGAAGACAGTTCCATGATATCGGATACCCCGCCGTCGGCGTTGGCTCTAGAATACCAACGATACCCACCATTGGATTTCATATATGTGTATGAAGTTTCGACCCCAATGCAATATCCATCTGATTCGCCCAACCTGTCCAAGTATAACGAGATTTTATCGCCTGTCCCCCCGGAGAAGGCCATGCCGCCTCCACTTTGGATTGTAATGCCATTCCCCGCACTATCTTGGAGACAGAGGCCATCCGCATCCCTCGCCCGGATCTTGTCAGTGGCAATGTAAATCCCATCGCCGAGGACGTTGTTCTTCGTCAACATCATGGCGAGGTTGTCGATGAGCTGGAAATTGTTGGCCTCGTTGGCGTTACGGTTGAGTAGGCTGGTCGTGACTTCGTTGAGCGTCATCCCGAATCTGGCCGTTGCCATCTAGCCCGCCTCCTGTCTGATCTTCATCAACTCTGCGACAGTCCTGATTCGGTCCAGTTCGTAGTGGATGAGACGGAGCTTATGGGCCTCGTCGTCAGCCACGAGTGCAGCGGCCGTCGCCTCCTCCCTAGCGTCTTTCGTCTTCTCCAGGAGGATTTTCTGGATCTTGTCCGGGGGAGCGCCGTACTCAGCAGCCTTCGCGGCTTCAGCCTGCTCCAATTTGATCAGCCGATCCTTTGCCTCTGCTGCTACCTGCTGAGCTTTGTACGTCTTTGTCGCCTGTTCTTTCGCCGCCTCGAAGGCGGAGTTTGCCGATTCTATTGTCACCTGGTCCATTTTCATCACCTTAACTCTTCATAATGAATTTTAGGGCGTAATATGGGGGCCGGTTCTCCTGGGAGCTCCCGGCGAACGTGCTCCCGGGGTGGCCGTGGGCCTGGCCTCCGCCGGCATATCCAGTATAGAGATCGGTAGAGTGATCCGTCGCGTACCGCGAATCATAGCCGTAATAAGCGCTCGAATAGACGAGAGTATAACTATATTTGATTTCCCTTCTCCTGTCATAATATTGATGAGTGTGAGTTGGGATTTCGCTGAGGGTCAAAGCGTGAGTGGCGATTGTCACGGTAGCCGTTGGTGTTATAGAGACAGAACCCCCGGAGTTTCCGACGGCATAACTGTTTCCGGCTCCGACGATGAACCGATCCCGAAGATCTGGAGTCCCGTTGGCCCCGTTGCAGTCGTACCAACCGCTCGGCGTCGATCCAGAAAACATGATGATGAGCCCGCTAGGGACCCCCGCCCCGGCGAAATATGAGGCTTCATGTCCCCCCAGGGTATCGGCATCGCACCCAGAGCCGGAGCCATCGTTCCCAGCGTGCCAAAAGCCTGAGTTCATCTCAGATTCGGTGAAGTATCTTGAATCGTGATTGTGATTGTCGACGAGCGACTTCGCCTCTGCGTATTGGCTTTCAAGATGGTTGAGAAGGCTGGTCGTGATCGCCGTCCCCGAAGTCCAGGTCGTCTTTGTGTAGGCCATCAGCTCACCTTCTGGATGTAGTAGAGAGCGTAATATGGCGGCCTGTTGTCGATATTCTCGGAGGTAATTGTGGCGTAAGATCCAGAATGCCCGTGCGCCTCGCCCCAGGTCGTCCCTAGCTCGGTGGAGTGGTTCCGATACGTGAAATCGTTAGGCTTAGCAACATTCGTAGATCCGAGGTGCTCATAGTGCGTGCTAGTGAAGCCGTAGAAATCGTTGTAAGGGTGCCTGTGGCTCGGTATCTCACTGACGTTGAGCGCATGGCCTGCGATGGTGACGGTTCCCGCTCCAGGGGTCACACTGATCACGCCCCCGGTGTTCCCGACTGAATACGTCGATCCGGCTCCGACGATGAACCGATTCCTGAGGTCTGGCGTCCCCGATCCACCGTTGCAGATCGCCCACCCGCTAGGGACATTGGCGTCAGTGCCGTACCAAACGACAATCGAGCCTACTGGGAGGGCTGATCCCATGAGATCAGTAGCGTGCTGACCGTCGATCATGTCAGCATCGAGACCAGCCGGCAGGGTGTCGCCCCCCGACAGATGGAAAAATTTGTTGTCGGCCTCTGTCTCGGTGAAGTATCTTGAATCGTGATTGTGAGCGTCCAGGTAGCTCTTCGCTTCGGCGTATTGCTCCTCTACATGGCGGAGGAGGCGAGCCGATATGAGGGTGGTCGCGGTCCAGGAGGTCGGTGTATAGCTCATTATGCCAACTCCCTCATAATCCAGCAAAGCGCGTAATACGGAGGCTTGTTGTCATATGCGTCGAAGGCGATCGTTGATCCCGGATGGCCGTGCGCCCCATCGCCGGTCCCCACGCTGTTACCTGTAGTTCTGAGGACATCTGTGAAGTCCCAGCCGTCGCAATAATATTGGGATACAGTGCAGACATCCAATCCAATTACATTACAATAATAATCCACGTATGAATGCTGGTGCTCCGGCAACTCCGCCACGGTCAACGCGTGGGGGGCAATCGTCACCGATCCCGTTGGCTTCCTGGAAGCATAGCCTCCAGTTGCGCCTTTTGCATAGCTATCTCCTGCCCCAACGACGAACCGATCCCGGAGGTCCGGGGTCCCATTGACCCCGTTGCACAAGACCCATCCCGAAGGGATGGACGCTTGCGATCCGCTCCAAATGGCGATAGTGCCCCGAGGGACGGCCTCGGCCTCTATCTGTGCAGCAGTGTACCCGTCCACCGTATCGGCATCGAGACCGGAGCCGGAGCCGTCGTTCCCAGAGTTGAAAAACCTGGAGCCGCACTCAGATTCGGTGTAGTACCTCGAATCGTGAAGATGGGCGTTGTAATCGGTCAGAAACTCGTCATACTGAGTCTCCATGTGGTTGAGGGCCGAGACTGAGAGGGTGTTTCCCTCAACAAGATTCAGCTTCGAGTACACCATCAGGTCCACCCCTTAGTGTCGTATTTCCGGACCAGCCAGCTTTCAAGATTCGTTTTTTCGCGAATGTAGCTCTGCTTATCGAGCTCGTGACCGGTGCCGAGAGATGCGGATGCAGTGACACCACCCCACCACCCGACAGACGTCACCATCCCGACACCCTCGGTGAGGTTGACGAAACAGATGGCCGTACATTCGGTGTCGGCGTCCTCGTCTTCCGGGTCCAATCCCGAGCCGCTAGTTATAGCTTTTCTGAAAAATTCGTTACCGTCACCGTCGTAGAGGGACATGTACCGTACCCGATCCTCAAAAGCGAACGGGATCTCACCGCCGGGATAGGTAGAGGCGCTGGGGTAGTACGTCTTGAAAAGATTTGGAGTCGCGGATTCGAGCCACGATTTGTAGAACGTCCCCCAACTCCTGGAGTCAATTTCTTCCCGGAGATAGTATTGGTTCCCGTGGTCGTTCCAGTACCCTTCATTTCCCTCGATGTGCCCGTCGATCACGCCATCAAGGGCGTCGAGCACTAAGTCAGTCGTCTCTATCAGGTAGCCATGCTCTTTGTATCGGGCGTAAGATTGCTGGCCTACCAGGACCAGGAGGCCCTTTCCGCTATCGGTACCTTGGAGGATCTCGATGGGCCCGGGTCGGAGCATCTCAGCAAAAATGTCAGTCCAGCTCTTCTCCACCGGGCCTTCGATGGCCTCGACGTCGTACCATATCTGAGCGTCTTCCTCGGTTATCTCGACGCCCATGATGAGCATCTGAGCTGAAAGAGCATGTTCGGGGAACGACACAGAGGCCAGGTGGCCCGCCTTGAGCCCATGCCTCAGCGTCCGGAACGTGAGCTTGTTTCCAATCTCGGCGTAGTGGTTGAGCTTCGTGGTGGCGATCTCGTCGGCCATGTCTTCGGAATCTATGGCCGTGTCGTAATGGATGGCCTCAACGTAGCCGCTCGATCCCTCGGCCGCGGCCCGGCCATATACTTCGGACGGCTTCTCCCAGACGGTGATTATGTCATACAGTCCATAATATTTTACTTCCAGAACGTCGGAGCTGGTCAATACGACCGCTGACGCATCTTGATTGACGCTATCCTGTTCATCCGCGTAATACCAATCGTAGCCAGAGCCGCCCCGCTCACCTACGGTTTTCGTGATGCCATTAACCTTGATTGAATATATCTCTTTGACGATATAATTTAGGGCGAACGTTCTGGTTTGCCCATCTCCGCTGAAGTACTCGGTTTGGAGGATGGTTTTAGCCATTCCGCCGATCACGATTTGCCTATTCCTGTAATTCGGGTTGCCCCTCGTCACGACGATAGAGCCCTCCAAGGCGTCTGCCCCGGTGATCGCCCACGGCGCCGAGATAGTCGCCCGATCGCAGAAGTAGAGCCGCTTGTAGGCATCGATCCACCAAGTGAACCCGGCCCTCTCGGCCAGCTCGTCCAAGGCGTCGGCGGCAGTCACGTAGTTGAGTATACATTTTGAGACTGTATCACCGAGCTGAATCTCGCCTTCGGTGATGCCCTCGATGGAAAGATAGTCAGTGAGGATGTCTCGGACGATCTCTCCGGCATGGGCATCTGCGACCGCCAGAGCCACGATGCGTTTGTCAGCCAGGTAATGATTGTCTACCGCCGATATGGTATGGATCAGTGCAGACGTGCCGGAAAGCTGGACCTCCTCCACCTCGTCGATGAACCCCCCGAAGAGGGTTAGGCCGCTGATGATATCGGTGACCGTGACTGACTGCCCCTTGTAAAATCGGTATTGGGCGGTCGTGTCCATCACGACGAAATCGCAGACCGACCGCTCCTCGATCCGATCCTCCACCGAGAAGGAGCCCTCCTCGATGCCGGTCTCCCAGGCTTTCGCCGTGACGGGGCAAAGGCTGAAGTATGATTCGGAGGTGCCGAGAGACTGGAAAGACTCGGAGGTGCCGAGGTCGGAGAACGACCAGGTATCGAGAGCTGGCGCCAGCTCCCCGTACATCAGCGACCAGAAGGATTCGGAGGTGCCGAGGCTCTGGAAGGATTCGGAGGTGCCGAGGAAGTAGTAGCTCGCCCGGCATGTCCAGAGCTGATTAGAGCCGATCGTGACGAGCATTAGTGGGCGATCCTCCCCGTCTTGACGACGATCTGTTTGGCCATTCTGGACCCGACGGCTCTGCCTATCGTTTTTCCGTCAAGCTGGATAATTATCGTCTGGTCTCCTCCGGGGCCACCTTTGCCGCCCCAGACCTCCTCGGGGATGATGGCCTCTCGCCCGCTCGGGTTGTCGCCGACGACGGCGAGCTGAGGACCGACGGCGACACCGCCCTCGGCGTAGCTGCCCCACGTCCCGTAGTTCGTCACGATTGCCTTTTGCGATTTGGGGGCGCTCTTCAGCCATCCAGATGAATATGAGAGTGATCCACCGGAGGATTTCGAGGTCGTGAGTTTCGTCGCAGCCC